GAGACTTACCTGCAGGAGCTTTAGAAGCTACAGAACCAGAACAACAAGAATTAGAATTAGGTCCATATGAAAAAGATATGGCTGAAGCTAATCTTGCTGCAGGACCATCCAATATGGGAGAACCACAACTATCTCCTGCTAAGGAAGCAGCTCGTAAAATGGAGAAACTAATCCATGACCAACTACTAGATGCTTCAGCAGTTTCCGAACTCAGAAAAGGTATCTTTGAACAATGTTTATTAGGTACAGGTATTGTTAAAGGACCCTTTAATCACAACAAAGTAATACACAAATGGTCTAAAGATGACGATGGTACTAGATTCTATGACCCACAAGACAAGTTAGTACCTAGATTAAATGCTGTTTCTTGTTGGGATTTATATCCTGACCCTTCTGCTGTAAGCCTAGACGATGCAGAATATGTAGTAGAACGTCATAGAATGAACAGATCACAGCTACGTGACCTTGCTAAAAGACCATTTTTTGATAAAGATGCTATAGAAGCATCACTATATATGGGTACACAATATGAAGAAAGATACTTTGAGCATGATTTATATGCAGATAATGACCCTACATATAGTGAAGGTCGTTATGAAGTATTAGAATATTGGGGTGTTTTAGATGCTAAAATGGCTAAAGAAATACAATTAGACATACCAGAAAAGACTTCTGACTTAGATCAAGTACATATTAATGCTTGGATTTGTGGTAATGAGATACTAAGAGTAGTTCTTAACCCATTTGTGCCAGAAAGATTACCTTATCAAGTTGTACCTTACGAAAAGAACCCATATAGATTCTTTGGTATAGGTGTAGCTGAGAATATGGAAGATGCACAGCTTCTTATGAATGGACATGTACGTATGGCTATTGATAATTTAGCATTAGCAGGTAATCTTATTTTTGAAGTAGACGAAAACATGATGGTTCCAGGACAGTCTATGGATATATATCCTGGAAAAATATTTAGAAGACAGTCAGGTGCTCCTGGTACAGGTATTACAGGAATTAAATTTCCAAGCACTGCTGTAGAAAATTTACAAATGTATGATAAAGCAAGACAACTTGCTGACGAAGAAACTGGTATACCAAGTATAAGTCACGGACAAACAGGTGTGACTGGTACTGGTCGTACTGCATCAGGATTATCTATGTTGATGGGTTCTGCCTCTTTAGGTATTAAAACCGTAATCAAAAACATAGATGACCACCTTCTAAGACCTCTAGGAGAAAGTATGTTCATGTGGAATATGCAGTTTTCAGAGGATGAAGAAGACATAATGGGTGATTTGGAGATCAAACCTAAAGGTACATCGTCTGTAATGCAGAAAGAAGTAAGATCGCAAAGGTTAACAATGTTACTACAAACAGTAACTAATCCTATGCTTGCTCCTTTCGTTAAATTACCTACGTTGATTAAAGAGTTAGCTATAGCTCAGGACATGGACCCTGACGAATTAGTTAATGACATGAACGAAGCACAAATATTTGCTGAAATGCTGAAAGGATTGAACAATGGACAAACAACTGGCGAAGAGGCTCCTGCCCCTAGTGAACAACAAGGACCAATGGGAGGCACTGGAGGAGTTCCTGCAGGAGCAAACCCAAATGACCCATCAGGCGTTGGTGGTGGCACAGTCGGAACAGGAACTACGCCAACTCCAGGGGAAGGCGGCTTTACTGGCAACCCTCCTCCAGTTGAGGGAATGGGTTAGAGCAGAGGCGGAAAGAAAGGATGATACAAACTAACTACGATATTGCACTTAGTCAAATAGGAGACTACGATACAGATGCTATAAAAAAAGCATTTTATGAAATGGCTTGGATAGAATCTGGTAATATTGTTGATAGAAAACAGGGTGACAAAGAAGATGGGTTAGCAAGAGGTAAATATCAATATGAGCCTAAGTCTGCTAAAACAGCACTAAACAGATTTAAAAATTGGTATGAAAGCACAAGACCTTTTAAGTTAGAAGGTGCATATGAAGAAGCTAATAGAAGAATAGCAGAAGAAGATTATGATTTTTCTACATTAGATGAGGATTATCAAGATGTTTTTAATCTTATAAATCATCAACAAAATCCTAAAACTAGTATGGCAGATTTGTCTTCTGGTAAAATAAGTTCTATGGATTTTTGGATAAATTATCATGCTACTTTAAAAGGAACTACTAGAGATAAAAGAATAGAAGAATGGCAAAGTAGAATAGGTGATATACCTCCTATAGGTTCTGTAGTTTCTCCTAATATCAATAGAGGGCAAACTGTAGATGCTTTTGTAAGTATTGACCCTAGAAGACAAGTTCAAGTAGGTGATAGCAGTGTTAAGCTTAGACCTGACGGAATAATAGGTATGGACACTCCTTATGGACAGTTTACAGGAGATATTGGTAATAAACAATTATCTTATGTAGGAGGAAATACAAGTGCTTATATGAATCCAGAAGGTTATGGTGGCAAATATGATATTAATGAAAACACTAGTCTTGTAGCTGAAAAAAGAAAAGCATTTGATGGTGGTGATGAATCTTTTGTAGGTTTACAATACAATAAAAAATTTCAAGAAGGCGGAGAAGTAGAACAACCAAGCCTTACATCTCCAGTCTTACCTAACCAAACAGTACAACCTACAGGTTTTGTAGACAGCCCACAACAAGTAGATACATCTGAAGGTTTTTATAAATATAACCCTGCTCCAAACGAATCTGCTGCGGATTTTGCAGCTAGGATGCCTAATGAACAACCTGTGCAAACTTTAGTTGCCGATGATAGTTCTTTTAGACCGCCAGAAGATTATGTAAGCCCTAGAACGTCTACTAGCCTTATAGGTAGTTCTAATACTACAGGTTCTAGTAGTTCTAGCACCACAACTACATCTACTAATTTTCCAAAAAAACCTTCAAACAATGAATTAAGCTCTAGTCAACAGACAGCTTTAAATTTATTAGGTACAACAGAAGATGTTCTAGCTTCAGGTTCTTGGGATGATATGTATGATCCTGATGGTTTAAATAAAGAACTTTTAACTGACAGTGTATATAATACAGTTAAAGATGAATATTTTTCTTGGCTTGATAATTACGAACAGAGTATAGATAATTTGTTTGATGGTATATACGGTCTAGACGAAACTTATACTACTGATTTTAATACTGCTCTAGATAGTAGTATTAAAGCATATACAGATGCAGGCGTAAAACTTACTGAAAAAGATATGTTGCATTTAAGTAAAGCTGCTTCAGCTTCTGCTAATATAAAAAAAATAATGGGAGAAGTAGAAGATGTAGGATTAAATACAAAATTTACTTTTGGTGCAGACTATGATCCTTTCTTACGTAATAATGATGGTTCTTTACTAAGAGATGGTAACGGTGTAGCCGTGCTTAAAAATGATGATCCTTTTTTACGTAATGCCGATGGGTCTGTAATGCGAGATGCAAACGGTGTAGCTATGATTAATACTAATCAAGCTCTAATGCCTGGAGGCGGTACTGAAATAGATATACTTAGTTCAAATGATGGTTCTCAATATGGTACTGTAGATGGAAATGGATTTAACCAAGCTGCTATAGATAAAACATTTGAAGATATTTTAAAACCTAAAGATACTGAAAGTCTTATAAAAACTATAGGAGATACTCATTTAGGTAAAATAAGTAATACAAGCATAGAAATTAGAGATTTATACGATGAATTTGCTGCTACTGCTTTTACATATTTTATAACTGAAGACTCAGGAAAAGCTTTAACTGCAGGGGCTACACAGCTTGTAAAAACAGAAGGTGTTAGAATAATTGCTGATAATATAGGAGATGCTGCATTTAAATTACATTCTCCTAAAATAAATGCAATGACAAGTAATGCTGAAATTAATGCTTACCTTAAAGCTGAAACAGGGTTAGACTATAATTTATCTGGCGATCTTGCAACTAATAAAAATGCAGCAAACTCAGCCCTACAGGGTAAAGCTAGTCAAAACTTTACTACATACGCTACAGGTGCTGCTACTATGATTCAGACTTTAGCTATGGGCGGAACAATGGAAGATGCTATTCTTGCAGGTGGAGAGTCTATAGCTATAAGTTTAGGTGCTGAATCTTTAGGAGAAGCTTTAGGGTTTGATGTTGTAACGCCTGCAGATATGACTTTTACTAACCCAGGAGCACAGGCAGTAGGAGGGGCTGCAATTTCAACAATAGTATCACTTGCCAGGACAGGAGATGTAGGTCAAGCAGCCGTATCTGGAGCTACTTCATATCTAATGCATGTGAATCCTGTATTAGGTTTTATGGCTATGGGTGCTCAATTAATTGTAGGAAACCCTGAACCTAAAAATTATGCAGGTTATACTAGTTTAAATCTAGAAGACATGTCTACACAAAGTTTTTCTCACGGAGATGTAGATGGAAATAAAGCAAGTCCTGAAAATGTTAAATATACTGCACAAGGTATGGATTTAGTACTTCCTATAATAGAAGATACAAAACAAAGATACGGAATTACAAAAGTTTTAGGAGATTTAGAAATACAATTTGGTAATAGAGATGGTTTGTATTTAACTGTAACAGAAGATAAAGATATAACAGGATTTACACAAAGAGCAGACTATAATGAACAAGAAGGTGATTTAGATAGTATGCAAGTATACCAAAGAAAATTTAATAATATGCAAGAACTACAAGAACATGTTATAGACTTATTTGACTGGGCAGCAGAAAACATGACTGTAGACGGTGTTTTAGATTTAACAGGTATTAATGATACATGGAATAAATTTCAACGTGATAGAGCTAAAGAATTTGTTGAAACTAAAAAAGATGATCCTATATATGGTCCTATATTACAACAAGCAAGCTATAGTTTGCAAGATGGCGGAAAAATACTTGACAGAAATCAAAAAGTGTTGTATAATAGTAACCAAGCAAAGAATTATGGACTTGTCAACAAAAAAGGCAAGGCTCCACCGTCTGCAAGAGCAGATGACGTTCCAATGACTTTAAAAGAGGGAGATTTTGTACTTTCTCAACCTGCTGTAAACCTTTACGGCAAGGATACAATAGAAAGAATGGTTCAAAGAGCAGCTAATGAAGCAGGCACAAATCTTAAATCTGGTGGTAAAGTACCAGTAAATGTACACAACGGTGAATACATTATACCTAAGAAATTAACAGAATATATAGGCTCCAATGTTCTAGAGAATATGAACAATAGGGGTCTTATGTCAGTTGGTGATAAGACCAACATTTAACCGATAGCTACTTGCGAAAGCAACCCTATCACTTTAATAACTAATATGGGCTACCTGCAGCAAACAGCCCCCATTGAGGTACAGATGAACGAAGAAAACCAAAAGGAAAAAGAAGACCTAGAACCAGTTCCATATCAAGGAGCTTACAGACAAGAACTAGAAGATGAACCAGAAGCGGACACCACAGAAGAGGATACTCAGCAAGAGGCTACTCCGCAGGCAAAATCAGAAACTAGTTTTGTAGAGAAGACCGAATCAACAGAACCTGAACATGACTATAAGAAAAGGTATGATGATTTAAAAAGACACTATGACGCTAAAATAGAAGAGTTTAAAGGAAAAGAACAAGAACTTTTAAGCTTGGCAAAACAAGCATCAGATGGTGGAATTAATTATAAACCACCTAAAACCCCTGAAGAACTAGAAAAGTTCAAAGAGGAATATCCAGATGTTTATAACGTTATAGAAACGGTGGCATATTCTCAAGCAGATAATAAGACTAAATCTCTGCAGTCAGAAGTTGAAGAACTTAAAAAAGAAAGAGTACAGCTAACTAAACAGAAAGCTGAACAAGAACTTTTAAGATTACATCCAGACTTTATGACTATTAAATCAGATGAAGATTTTATTAACTGGTTAGAAGATCAACCACCATCCATTGCAGATGGAGTTCTTAAGAATAACACAGATGCAAAATGGGCTTCTAGGGTACTAGACTTATATAAAGCCGATAAAGGTATTAATCGTACATCAAAACGGAAGGACACTTCTGCTGCTGAATATGTTCCAACTAAAAAGAAAGCGGAACCTAGTAAAGGCAAGAAAGAGTGGACTTCTGAGGAAATCAGACGGATGAAACCTCACGAATTTGAAAAGTACGAAAAAGAAATCGACTTAGCAAGAAGAGAGGGCAGAATCCGTTAGTTTATTAACTTTTTAACTAACAAGGATATAGATTATGGCTATCTCAAGTTCAGCAGGTTATACTAACTTGCCTTCAGGTAATTTTTTACCTGAGATTTACAGTCAAAAAGTTCTTAAATTCTTCCGTAAAGCTTCAGTTGTTGAGGATATTACCAACACTGACTATACAGGAGAAATTGAAAACTTTGGCGATACTGTAAGAATAATAAAAGAACCAACAATCTCTGTCTCTTCATATGCAAGAGGTGCTGCAGTTAATACGCAAGACCTAGCAGATGATGAAATTCAATTAACTATTGATAAAGCTAACGCATTTGCTTTTAAAGTAGACGATATTGAAGAGAGACAAGGACATGTTAACTTTGAAACATTAGCAACGTCAGCAGGTGCATATGCACTTAAAGACAGCTATGATGCAGAGGTTCTCTCAAACATCGCTTCAAGTGTTACTTCAACTAACACATATGGTGCGGACCACGCAACAAACTCAATCGACACTGGTTTTGATACTGATGAAGTTGACCCTATTAACGTACTTGCTCGTCTAGGAAGACTCTTAGATGACGGAAACGTTCCTACGGACAACCGTTGGGCTGTTGCTGCTCCGATTTTCTTTGAACAACTACAACAAACAAGCTCAAAATTGGTAGACGCTAACTTCTTAAACGAAGGTAGTTCACAAATTAGAAATGGCTTAGTAGTTCCACAACTAGTAAACGGCTTTAGACTTTATAAGTCAAATAATATGCCTGCTGCTAGTACTTCTGACGTTTATCAAGTGTTAGCAGGACACCAAGGTGGTGTATCTACTGCTTCACAGATTGCTAAAACTGAAGTTGTAAGGGATACTGAATCTTTCGCTGATATTGTTCGAGGCTTACATGTATATGGAAGAAAAGTTCTAAGAACTGAATCCATTGCAAAAGCCTTCGTTAAAATAGATTAGAAGGAGGATAACTAATGGTTACTTTAACTAAAACAGGCGGTACAGGTACTACAGGACACGTTGCAGGTAATGCTGTAGCTAAGACTTACGTACAGTCAACCGTTATTGATGGTACATCTACCGCTTTAACAAGTGGTGATGTTTACCAAGCGATCAACCTTCCTGCTAACTCTATAGTAATGAGTGCAGGTATTGATGTTATTACTGCAGGTACTGGAACAGGTACACTTGCATTAGGAGACGGTACAGTAACTTATGTTGCTGCTGCTGTTCAAACTGCTGCAGGTCAAATGACTTCTGGAGATGCTCTTGCTGAACTCGCTGTTACTTATGCAGCAGCAGATACACTAGATGTAACTGTTGCTACTGCAGACGTTAACTCTAAAGTCCGAGTATGGGCTCTTATTGCTGACATTAATGGTCAAGGTGATGATGAAACAGGCGATACATTCGCTGAATAACCAACTAAGGTGGGGGGTTAATTCTCCCCACTTTTTACAGGAAATACGATGAAAAACATATTTATAATAGCTTTATTAGGTTTTAGCATCACAGGATGTGCAGCAAGTGCAATTAATATTTCTGCAGATATACCTAAAGAGCAAGAAGTAATAATTTCAATAGAAACTAAAAAGTCAAACGATTAATTATGACTGATGTAACTCTTCCTAATACTTTTGTATCTGCAGGGGTTGCACCATCGACTACAGATAGGACAGATATCTATGAGTGCCCTAATAATTTTAAAGGAATTTTAAGATACGCTACTTTAGCAAATACATCAAATTCAACTTCATCAGGTAAGTTAGAGTGGTATGATTCTTCAGAAACTACGTATTATGCATTGTGTGGTAATTTGGGTTTAGCAGGGGATGCTCACGAAGATTTTACAAATCTATATATAGTTTTAGACTCAGGAGATAAAATAACAGTAACTGCAGGTAATGCAGATAGAATAAACGCTGTAGTAGGCGTAGAACTAGTTTATAATCCTCTATTATCATAGGCAAAACATGGCATCATTTCTTTCATTAGTAAACAAAGTATTAGTAGAATTAAACGAACCTACATTAGCTACATCTGTAGATTTAACTTCGGCATCAGCTACTGTAGGAATACAGAATACAGTAAAAGAAAACATAAATAAGTCTATAAGAGATATAGCTACTTCTGAGGTAGAATGGTCTTATCTAATAGCTTCAGGCACATCTGCACTAACAGCAGGTATATCAGAATATACCGCACCGACAGCAGCTAACACAATAGATTGGGATAGTTTTATCCTACTACCTACAGAACTTATAACTAATGGTGAATTTACAAGTAATATAACTAATTGGACAGAATCAAGTTCTGGTACTGGTTCAGCAACATATTCTTCAGGTTCATTATCTTTAGCAGCAGGCTCAGGAACATCTGCAGTTTACCAAGCAGTGTCTTTAACTAGGGGTAGGCAATACATGGTATCATTTGCTATGAAAAATGCTAGCGAATCTGGTACAGCTATTAGCCCTAGCCTTGACGTTTCTGTAGGTACAAGTGCACTAGCTACTGACGTAGTGACAGGCACATATACATCTGCAGGTGGATCAAATGATGAAGGTGATTTAAGTTATCACAACTTTACTTTTGAAGCATCTGCTACACAACATTTTTTAACAATAAAAAATTCTACAGCATCTTCCACGGTACTTGTAGATAACGTAAGCGTAAAAGAAAATTTTCATCCTAAAAGCTTAAAATATTTAAATGAGGATGAATGGAGACAACGTGTTGCCAATACTGACAAACATCAAAACCCAGACCATTTTGCAGAGCCTGATTGTGTATACAGGACTACTAGTTCTGCTACAGCAATTACGTTTGGGGTATCACCTGTTCCAGATAAAAGTTCTTATACAGTGGAGTATGATTATTATACTGCCCCTACAGACTTATCTGGTTCAGATGACACGCCTAGTTTACCAACTCGTTACCACGACCTTATAGTAAAAAGGGCAGCTTACTATACTTTACTTACACGTTCTGACCCACAATTAGCACAAGTATACTTACAAGAGTACAGCTTTGGCTTACAAAGAATGAGAA